GTCCGGGTCGATAGTCTGGTATGATTTCAGTACCCCCGGATACGTTATTAACTTATTGATTTTGTTATCCAATAGGAACGCCATTATTTATCCTTTTACCCAAAATTAACCTTCCTGCCCTATATCCTACCCCTAATCAATATACAAAGTCTCAACCTTGGCCTGTTTCCGCTTGATTGCTAGCGGTATTTTGTTCTTCCCGCAGATTCCTACCGCAGTCTGGGCAGAAACGATAAGAAACCCATGCTCCGGTAAGAGGAGTCAAACATTTAAAGCATGGATGATTATGATGGCAATGAAGCCAAGGCCAGTTCTTTTTAATTTCTTCTTTTGATATTTTTTTTATTTCAATTTTTATCATACATTCTTCACAAAGTTGATTCATTTTCCCCATCTCCCTTGCTCCGCAACGGTTTTACGACTATGGCAGGGGGAGCACAAACCCTGCCCATTGTCCATGCTTAAGTTGTGGGCGTTGCCGTCTATATGATCGGCCTGGGTTGATTGAGCCCGCCCGCATATTTTACAAATGGGGTCCCGAGCCAGGATCATGAGGCGCCATCTTTGGTGATTTGCCCCATACCCTCGATCGGTGGAGGTCCCGCGCTCTTGGTTATACTTTGCGTCACCTTGCCTTTGGTGTTCCAGGCAGAACCTTTTCCCGGTTATCCTAGTGCAGCCGGGGTGATTGCATGGGTGTGGTGATTTGAATGGCATTTAATATCTCCTAAAATGGAACCAATTCCTCATCTTTGGGAGGAGGTTGATATGGTGCTTCTTTGGGTCTCGTGGCATCCTTGTATTCCGTGACCACAATCCGGTAATCCGGAGCTTTTGGGTTATCCTTCTTATCATTTTTGAAGGAAAGGAAATTCACCTCGATCCGCCGGCCCATTTGGTCAAATTGGATCTGCCCCGATAGGAACTTTCCATTTCGGCCTTCCTTGATCCACAACCCTCCCGACCCGATCTTCTTGAAGTCAGACACGCGCATACTCCTTTCTTTTTTGGCAAGGTCCCACGGATGGAGATAATGCTCAAACATTAAGCACACCTTACTGATTCTTGAATTAATAAATCTATTAAGGCTTCCTTTAATGTAAAAAATGGTTTTAATTTCCTAATTTCTTCTCTTCCCTTTCCAGAATCTATATCAGGAGTCCCGAGAATAACTTTCCAATGGGTTGTAAATTTAAATATACTTAAATGTCCATCACTTATTGCTGAAGCTTTAGCCTGAGTAATCTGTAATAGCAACTCTAAATCAAATGATTCGGGGTCAAATTCTTCTCTCATAAATAATCTTCCTCCTTGTTACCTTCCCCGCGATACCAATCTGGCCTTGACTTATTAGGAAAGAATTTAATTCCGTCAACCAGCAAAAATTTTTTCTTTAATCCTACTGGGTTTGCCATTTTAACCGCCCAATTCTTTGCCTTCTCAATTTTAGCTATGTTTTCTCTCTCGATAACCGAGAGAGTAATATAAAATTCAGATTTTTGCATAGTCCAATCCCGGCCATAAGCAAGAGATTCCCCTCTCTTTTTTTGCAAGGCGATAATAGCTATTCCGTTGTTTAATCTATCAAAAATTTTCTTAATGTATGTGGCTACATCGTAAACCCTTCCCGGGTCAAGCTCTAAATAATCTATGATATTAATGGCATTAGGCTCAATGGAATCATGGAAGTCCGATATTTTATCGTTGGTGAAAAATAATCTTGACCAATCTTTAATGGGTCGCTCAAGGTTTTTTACTCTTTCTTTGAATCTGTTGGCTGTCATTTCAGATGAGAAATATAAGATTTTATGTTTTTCCATGTTCAGGTGGGCAAAGTTTGAAAGGAAGGCTGATTTTCCCGCTTCAGTATCCCCAGCAACGATTGAAACCGATTTGGGGGATATTCTAACGTATTCTTCAATTTTTATTGGCCATTTTAAATCTAAGTAGGTCAAATCTTCAGCTGAAGATATATCAACAAATTTTACTTCATTCTGTTTTTTACGGTAAATTCCCGGTATTTTGCCTTCTTTTTCTATAACTCCTTGTTCGCAAAGGGAATTTATTGTTACATAGAGAATATTTGCTTCCTTAGAATTAAGGATTTTTAAGTCTGTTTTAAGGTCTTTTAAGGAAAAATTAAGGTCATTTAAGGTGATCCAGGTTTTTATGTCATCGGATAGATTTCTTTTCCTTTGCTCAACTCGATCTAAAGCAGACAAAATTTTTCTTTGAATTTCTTCTTTTGTATATTTTTCTTTGCATTCTATGTTTGCTTTTTCTAGAATAGTTTCAAGAACTTCATAGCAGTATGCGGGCTCTAACCCCCCCTTGATCATGCAGTTTGCAGCATGGAAAAAAACCTTGTCCCTTGTTCCCTCTTGTGAAAATAAATTAAGGTTTTTTAAGGTCCTTAAGGATTCATAAGGTACAGCCTCATTTATTCCTTTTACTAATAGTCTTTTATTATTATTTAATATATTATTTATAAGACTACTTGGCAAAGTAGTGAGAGGGGTGTCTTTTAACGTCGAAATCCATCTATATTCACCCTTGCCATTACTTGACGGAGGAAGGATAGTCACGCCACCTTCACCTTGGAAATCAACCCCCGTCAAAATATCCTGGCAAACTCGAAGCTCATGCCCGGCATCTTTATAACTAAAAAGAAAATGTTTACCATTTCGTGGAGTCTCAATCGTAGGAATGGTCATTGACTCTGGAATAAGAGCCTCAGCATCTTCCTTTTCTTGCTCTGTCATCTTATAAAGATCAAAATCCACGCAACAAAGATCCGAAATATTCCCGGTAACTGCCCCTATAAGAGCATCAGGCCACAAAGTAAACCAGTATTTTACCTCCTCCTGGGTAGGGAGCTTCTTTTGGTAGGGAGCCCATTTTATAAATGCTCCCTTGTTCTTTTGGGGATTTAAAGGGATAATCGAAAATTTGTAATTATTTAGGTAAATTAAGGCAGCGTCTAGGTTGGTCACTTTATCCTCTGTGGCCCTGGAAAAGAATGAAGATAGGTGGCAACCCTCCAGAGGCTGGGGCTGTCTCCCCGGGAGCTACCCGGAAATAAGCCACCCATATCTAAAATATCAAAATACGATTTTATTGTCAATCTATTTTTCAAGGACCTTTGCCCCGTATCTAAACTTCACTGATTTACCAGGGTAAGTTTCTTCAACATCCTACTGGTCTTTTCATGCTCGGAAAGGATGAAAAGATCCCATTTTGCCCCTTCAAGCTCCCGCTTATGATCCAGCATCCGCGCTACATCCCCATCATCCATATTTGCGCACCATGGGCATTTGCATTTCCGCGGGACCTGACCCCCGCATCTGGGACAGGGCTCAATTCTCATGTTTCTACGGTGATGTACTCCGTTCATTCCTGCGCCCTATTTTTTGAAAAGAGGCTCTTGGTTTTCGGATATCGTGGCGAGCAATGATTCCTTGACGCGGGATTCAACGAAATTAATCCCCGCCTCAATGTCTATGCACTCCGGTTTACGTTCGTTCGGCTCAATCTTGATCGTCATTGAAATCGAAATTCCGCCCTCTGCTTTAACGTAAGCCTCCCGGATTTTGTCTTGATAAGTAATCAATAGGTCTGCCACCATCATCTGCGCCTTTTCGATTGTTTTTTGTCCGATCATTGGTCCCCCTTTATAGCATTGGAACATCTAAACTTGTAACCTTCACCATCTCGATATTCTTCAGGGCTTGCCGGTAATAGGTCTGTTTCAATTCAATTCCGATAGCTTTGCGGCCAGCGCACAAGGCAGAATAAACCTCCGACCCGATCCCCATGAACGGGGTTAAAACAACCTCTCCTGGATTTGACCAGAGAACTATACAGCGGTCAATTACATCGAGCTGGAGGGGATGAACGTGCTTTTCATCATCCTCTTCCTTGGAATTTTTATAAGGTAGGACGCGGTAAATCCTAATATCATCCCAAAATGCGGATGCATATTGCCTCCAGATCCAGTGACTGTAAGTATTTTCAATTTGATTCCCGGTGTAGCCTCGATTGTGCATAACATCCGCTGGAGGTCGTCTTTCTCCCGCATAATCCATCAAGCCAGTGGGATGAATCACGGGGATTTTATTATCTCCGTTCCTGCGAAAAATAAGCAAATAATCAGCATTAGCTATGCTGCATCGGGTTGAGTCAAGGCAAAGAGATTTGTGATGGAGAGACTTGGTCATGGTCCTGTTACGGACCATCAAGGGCTCTTTCCAAACGTGATACCGTGCGACATATTTCCATCCCATCTTTTCATGGAGGCGGATAATATCTCCCGGGAAATCCTTAAGGTGATCTAGGCCGGTGTTCCCGGTGGGGATGTCCATGCAATGAACCGCGGACATTCTCCCGGGAAGGGTCAAGTCATAAATCCCCTGGATTACATAGGCATAGTGCTCAAAAAATTCCTTATAATCCAGACTATTCGACAAGTCCCTTGCGTCTGAGGAATACTGATAAAGTCCCCCGAATGGCGGAGAGTAAATAGAAAGATGAATCGACTCTTTCGGCAGGTCTTTCATTACCTCAACACAATCACCCAAGTAAACCGAGTATTTATCTGTTATTTTTTGCTCTTCTACAGCCATGAGGGAACCTCCGTTTTGATGGGATGATATGATTTCTTCAATATGGTTGATTCATTCATGTACTTAACGAGATTGTCGAACATTACCGCGGCGGCCTCCGCCTTACGCGCCATGTTTTGGCTCACTCTTTGCTCTCCTTCGGTTGCAACGATGTCAACGGTAACAGGTTTCTTCTGTCCGAATCTCCAACATCGGCGCACGGACTGATAATAGGATTCGTAACTGTGGGTAACAAAAGTGACCACGTTCGCGCATTTCTGGAGGTTCAATCCAAAACCCGCAATCTTGGCCTTTGTAACCAAAACCCTCGCCTGCCCACAAAGGAAGGCGTTTATCTTTTCTTCTTTTGCCTCATCATCATCGGCCCCCGAAACCTGGACTGAATCATCTATTAATTTTTCCAGCTTATTTCCTTCGGAATTTAAATGGCACCAGGCGATGGCCGGGTCCTTATGAAATACCAAATGAGCTACCATTTCACATCGTTCGTTAAGGGTACGGCGGCGCTCTTCTCGTTCTTCTCCCAGCCCGAAAGCCGGGAGCGTGAATAGCATCCCATCCGGCGGAGATTTCGCCCTTACGATGTGGTAATTTTCCTGAAGTGGCGGGAGTTTAAACCCATCATTCTCATATCCTAAATCTTCCGGTTTCCTGCAAGCCCTGGCCCATGACGCGACCCACCGCCAGAATGGAACCTCCGCATGGGCCTTGAGTCTCCATTGGCCAATCTGCTGGGCAATACGGTAGGCTAATTTTTGATAATAATTTCCCCCCAATTCTTTACCATTAGCAACAAGAATCGGATCATTAGGATTAGAAAATCGAGCTAAACGAACTTCATCTTGCCGCCATTTAGCCTTGTCGTTTTGCTTGAAAAACCTAAACAACATATCGGAATA